GTGGGATTCGACGGTTCCTGCACCAGAATATGTTCTTTCTGCACCAAATTTGTAACTTTCTTTAACGGTCTGTTCGCTTCCACCAGCGCCATATTCTCTCTCTACAGAATTTAAATAATATTCCTGTGCTCGTCCTTGTACCAATTGACCAAGATCATACACTTTTGTCTCTTTCTTGGAACCCTTTTTAGTCATAACCAGATTGTCGAAATCTCCATCGACTCTGGTGTCTCTGTTTCCACCGACTTCAGTCACTTGATCTTCTCCTACCACCATATGCATATGTCCTGTGCATTCTAGGTTGTAATCACCGTTTACAAAGTGGTTGTAATGACCACAATCTTGACGAATGTTGACATCACCTTTCTTCAATTGGATATTGGAATCCCCTTCGTCTACAAGAACATTAAGATTTCCTTTTTCGATGTAGATGTTTACATTAGCATTCTTTCCTATATGGATGTCGAAATTAACAGCCGATTCCTCGCTGCTTTCCAACTCATCCTTATTGACGAAAATCTTAAGTGCCTTGTCTATGGTGACATTACTGTATCCATCTATGTGGACATGGCTGTCTCTGAACACGGAAGTATAACTATCTCTTACAACTTTCACCACTTTATCGCCATTTGGGTGATATTCTTCGAATGTTCCGCTTCTGTGATTTGTGGATATTCTTTCACTGCCTGGGGTGTCATCGAATTCAACTACATGACCAGATTCGGTTTCAGTTACTTTGTTGAAGGGATAGATCGTGACATCCTTGAAACGCTCTGCCTCGTTGTCACCTTCTCCATCGCTACCCTCACAACCACAATCGTTTTTCTTTGCCTCTATTTTCTTTCCTTTTATCTTACCATACTGAGTTGGTGTTTCTCCCCAACCTTTTCCAGAGTTTGTCTGCATAGAAGGACCACTGAATGGTGTGCAGTTTAGATTCGCACCACCACCCAAAGCACCACCGGCACCTCCACCACCAGCACCACCACTTCCACCAGAACCACTACCACTACCCACAGCACCACCGTCATTTGTGCTGTTTGGTGGACGGCTAGGTGGTCTGGAACCACCCACATTTCCACCACCATATCCACCACTGGTTCCAGGTCTGGATGGTGTGACGCCAGTTCCACCTCCACCAGAGCCACTACCGCCTGATTGACCAGGATCGACTGTATTTGGTGGGATTACTATTGGTGGATCGCAATTGTTCAGATTATCTTCTGGCATTATTGACTCACATTCTTATTTTTAGCATATACTAGATTTCCATCGGAATTGGTTGGTTTTGAAAGAACTGCTTTATAATTATCATAAGTGGATGGAAAGTTGGACGATTCTAATGAATTGTTGCCAGATCCAAGATTTTTGTTCGTTCCTTTGTTTACTCCAGATTCGTTAGTCACTCCGCATTTGAATTTCTTGAAATCTATAGTAGCAATCTTGACTTCTTGTTCAAGCAATCCGCCTTTCTCTCTTGGCGTCTTCTTATAACCAACTATTGTCTTGTCTATGTGCTCTTTGTCGTTAGTTGCTATGACAGAAATATCAGTCATAGTTCCATCGTTATATGCTACGCAACTGTATGAATTGGAGCGAGGAAAGTTTTCTGCCTTATCGTTCTCCAGTTGAGCACCGTGCTCGTCTCCCTCTTTGTCCTTACCATCTGGAAACTTTCTCTTCTTGAACTTGTTGGTTGGTTCGTTCTTCAGTTCCTCTTCCGTGCGTGGATCCCTGAAAGCATCGCCATAGTTCTCTTCATAGAAATTCTTGGTTGTATTCTGCTGTAGAAGATCTATGCTAGTTGGTTTCTTGTTGTTTTCTGGAATTGTGCCTGGTATACTGAACAAAACAACTGGGATCTGTAGACCATTACCATCGTCATTCCACATACCCATTACCCAACTGCCTGGTATTAGAGCATTTATGGATCCTACTCCAGAATTAGATGCAGATGTAGTTGGCATAGCAACCACAGACCAAGGAAGATGGTCTGTGGGTATGTCCTTCTTGAGTGGAGAATGGTAGCCGTGTATACGCACTCGAACTCTTCCCAACTGAAGAGGATCTTTTCTATCTTCCACTACACCGATCCAGAAAACATTTTGATCAGCCATTATTCTTCTCCCAGTGCATCTTTTATGCACTTGATATTGCAACCATATTCCGTCTGTCCAGATTTCACTTTTCTGATCTGATGCGTGATGGTGGTTATTAGGTATTTTCCACTAAAGGTTATGTCCACGCCATCCGAACTATTCACGGAATCGTTCAACAGTGGTCTTCCGAAATAGATGACTTTTCCTGCACTTACTTTACTGGTGTCGGAATTTCCCGTGGTGAAGAATTCGACACCAATCTGGTTCATTTGTTCCAATTGACTTATTCTGGGGAGCAACCAATCGTTAGGACCACCTATTTTATTGTTTCCATTCTTTTGTTCTTTGCAGCAGTGTGAATGTCTGGATTTATGATAGTATCTTTGCGATACTGCACCATTTACAAACTGATAGAACTCTGAGTTTTTTTCCACCAGAGGGGATGATGATATGTGGGATTGTTTGTTCCAATTATCTGGTAGAAAATAACCAGTTGCCGTCCACATCTTCGATGAAGGATCTAGGGTGGCTACACAGGTGCTATGCATTCCATTTATAGCATTTTGATACGAATTTAATGGTTTTGTCGCCTGTGTAAGAGCACATCTTCTAGACGAAGAAAATGTAGAGCCTGGATTTAAACTATAGAAATAACCAGTATTTGGATCATTACCGAAAGAGGATTGTTGTGTGATCAGTTTACCTACGCTGACGAAATTGTGCTTTCCAGACAGATCCTGATACATAACATAATTTACATCGTTGCTGTTTTCTTGTCTCACTGCATATGGAACAAGGAACATAATTTGAGCAAGAGATGTCCTGTATGGAAGAACTAAAGAGAAAGTATTCATAGTTTCCTCTACGGTGTTCCACTCTATGTCCAGATTTTTTGCCATATCCTTCACCATATCGGAAATCTTCTTTTTCTGATATGATTTGGAGATATTGGTTCCTTCATTCTTTATGAAGACCTTATGTGCAAAATGTATTGTTGTCTGCTGGGTTCCCGTTCCCATCGGTTCACCAATATCAATTTTATTGATGTAATAATCTTCTTGATTTAGTCGTATCTGTCTCTGCGAAGTTTTTCCATCGTCTTCTAGTCCTGCAAAACTAAAACTTATCTTGCACGACAAATCTTCCCTAAGACCAATATTTTTGATTATTCTGGTAGATTCGGTGTCAGAAAGAACAACAGAACCAGTTATGTAAGGGGAAAATATGCTTTCCGTCACCTGAAACTGAATGACGAATACAGAGACATCGAACGATCCTTTTGGTGTGTGGATCATAAGCGGACCTATGTCACCGTGTCTTAGTGTGTAGTTACTCATTCAAATAGGTTCCAATTTACAGTGATATTGTCCAATTCCTCTACAATATTGCTTTTCTTGTCTAGATTTACGAACAGCCTACTTATGTTGGATAGGAATGCATCCTTGTATTCTGGAAGTAGGAGCAGTATATCTCTTTTGTCGTCGTTTATTTTATATTCATAATCTCTGTTTGTAATTCTGTATTCATCTCCTCCGCCATTTTCGTTGTTTATGTAATGATACAGATATGTCTGTTGCTCGGTGTATTCGCTTCCGTCTACGGTTTCTCGTGGATCTAGGTAAAGTCCATCCTCATTCTCGAAATGGTGTACGGAAAATTCATCTTCATATACCACTCTTCGAACGGTAGTCGTTTTCAAGAGAGTTTGATCGTTATAAAACCGTATAGTGTCACCCTTGACGATAGACAGCGGTAGTTTGGTAGTAGTCACTATCTTGTTGAAGTTCCTATCAACGCTTTTTATTGGATATTCATCACCATCGACAACAAAATGAGTTGCATCCGACAAAACAAAAGTTATATCACTATCGAAAAGAAACACAGAAGATGTAGCATATTTGCTGTCTATGAGATCCGTGATCGTCTGATATGAGTATGGCCATTCGTTATTTCTATCGCTTATGTCATTCATCATCAATACTATCCAAGACAAAGTTGTGTCTTTGTATAGCAAATACGCTAGAGATTCTGGAGTATCTTCTTCTCTTACCCTGTAATTCTCCACGGCGATTGATTTCTTGGCTCTATCGGACAACTTGAATTTCTTCAGTATGTCCGTAACTAGAATGTCGTTGTATGCTGTTGCTGGAAAATAGTTATATGGCATATTTACCGTCCAATTAATCGCCTAGTTGTTCTACTATGGTTTGGTCTATAGTGTATAGTTCTTGGAATGTTCCGCTGATATTCACGGTCGTAGGATTACCATCGACATGGGTATGGAATGCACCGTTGGGTGTGTAAGCAACCGTAAAATCTGTGCAAGCACAAGCAACAGTTTTGAATATAACTTTCGGACCAGTTCCAACTCCAGTTGAATAAAAAGTAAATATAAATTCTGCTGGAAATTGCAATCTGTTCCAAGCACCACCTACAGTTCCATTAAGAGGATATATGGATTTCTTCATTTCTTTTATGAAGTTCTTTATGCTGTTGGCATCTTCCGATGACAGTGGATTGAGCGACCATGAGAACTGGAATGTCCTTAGATTGCTCGTCTTGAACATATTTTCCATATTAGGATTGGTAGTGTTTCTTCTTCTTGCTCTGACTACATTTATTGCCTGATCAAGACCGAAAAATCCAAGAACTTCCTCTGCCGCTGGTCCTTCGACAAATCCCGCTATTCCACCACCAAATTCTTTTGTCAACGCATCGCTGGCCGCGCTCTTTCCTGCACTCAGCGCATCGAAAACACCCACAGTGCTATTCCCCTGTCTAAGAGCAGCCGTTGCCATAGCGATTGCGCCAAATTCCATAGTTTCGTATTGAATAGAATGCATATCTGTTAAATCTTGAGGCAAAGGAAGAACCCAAGTTGCACCTTTATCGCCCCCATTAGAAACCACTGTGCTCTTACTTCTGGGAGCACCATTAGGATATATCTCTAACTGTGTCCAAGTGGTTAATGAAGAGACGGAATTGTTTCCTCCCTTGCCTGGTATGCCTCTACTAGGCAGCACAGATGATACACCACGACCTAGGCTATCCTTTAGTGCTACTAATCTTTCATCTATATTTGGCATGAGTAATCTCTTTTGTAAAAATTGATACATACATATGTATGTCGTACAAGGGAATATTCAAACCTACTAACCCGTACAAGTATGTTGGTGACCATACCAATATAGTTTATCGTTCTCTATGGGAACGAAAATTTATGGTATTCTGCGACACCAACAACGGCGTCCTTAAATGGTGTTCCGAGGAAGTAGCAATACCTTATCTATCTCCGATTGACGGTAAATATCACCGATACTATGTCGATTTTCTGGTTGAGTTCAAGACCCAAAAAGGACAGGAGATATTCCTCATAGAGATCAAACCAAAAAGACAGTGCAAGGAACCAAAGAAAGGTAAGAGGACTACCAAATCCTACCTCAAGGAAGTCCAGACCTGGAAAGTGAACAACTCTAAATGGGCCCATGCTAAGAAGTTCGCGGAACAAAACAAATGGAACTTCCGAATACTAACGGAAGACGATCTCCACATCAAATGAAAAACATTCTACAAGACATAAAAGCCACCATTTCGTCCTTGAGGTCGGGTAAGATCAACGATGGTAAACCATCTACATCTTCTATCAAATGGTTCTCCAAGAAAGTCCAATCCCTCAAAACAACAACAAAGGGAGCGGTCAATCCACAGAACAAAAAAGTAAAAACCGACATCATAAACGATGGTATTGCGTCAAAGACATTCAGATACAAGAAATCTGGTTATGTGTATTTCTTTAATTACATTCCACCGAACGCCAAACAATTGGCATTCTATGACGAATTTCCTATGGTGCTGTCCTTGGGATTTTCAAATAATAAACTGATAGGCATAAATCTCCACTACCTTCCAACCAGAATTCGTCTGTATGTGGTATACAAGATAGTCAAATCTATGTCATCTACTGCGAAGGAAGGAACCCGTATAAAGGTTCAGTCACTGCTGACAAGTAGGACTATTCGCAAATATATAATGATACTTGGCGAAGAGTTCGATATGCGTGGAATAAGATCAAAGATAAAACTGGTGTCCCCTGACGAATTCCTAACTATGTCTTTCTTGCCAGTTCAGAAATTCAGAAAGAAACAGCAACCACAAGTGACCCAGCAAATAAACAAAATCTTTAGAGGAACGAAATAATGGGATTAGATATGAACATCGACATAGCGAGACCAAACAGATTTGTAGTATCTGTTTTTTCTCCATTCGGTGAATCGTTTCGCAATATGTATGTCGAAACCATAGATATGCCAAATCTTAGTATTGCCACGGAAGATTTCGAACTCGACGGCAAACCAAGTATCAAAGTCCCATACAAGAGAAATCCATCTGGAACCGTCACTCTCGGTATACGCCTAGAGGAAAGTGGCAAGTCCAGAAATATGTTCAAGCAGTGGATGGACAAGATAATCGTCACCAGCGACAACATCAACTACTACAGAGAATATTATGCAAATATAACTGGAACAGTGGTCATAAAGCAACTGGATCTGAGTGATAAAGTCAAGTATGGAGTTACTCTGCTGAACGCATACCCAATTAATGTGGACACGGTCCAGTATGATTGGGGAGACAACAACACTTATGTGAAGCAAAATGTGACTATGTGTTATTACGATGAATTGATTGGTTCTTATTAATATGGAGATAGAATGAAATTACCGAAACTAAACACCCCCACTTATACTCTAGAACTACCATCTACTGGTAAAAAGATCAAATACCGTCCATTCTTAGTCAAGGAAGAAAAGACGCTGCTTATCGCTTCCAAGACGGAAGATAGTTCGGTCATAGTGGAAAATCTGAACAATATCCTAAGAAACTGCATACTCTCTACGGATGTAGATGTTGAGAAGTTTACATCTTACGATGCACAGTGGATCTTCCTGAAACTACGAGAAGTGTCTATGGGATCGAAGATAGATGCAAGAGTAAAGTGTCCCATTACCCAGAAATACTTCGATGCGGAACTTTCACTGGAGAACGCAAAACTCGTAAAATCGGAAAACAGAAAAGACAAGATAATACTGGACACTGCGTCTGGTGTAGGTGTGGTTCTCAGGGATCTAAGCCTATATGAAATATATTCTCAAGTAGAACTTTCCAAGACAGATGAATACAAAGCGATGATGACGCTATTGGCTATGTGTATAATTGAAGTGTTTGATAAGGAAAACACATATCCAGCAGCAGAACTGAGCATAGAGGAAGTTATTGACTTCTTGGAGAATCTACAGAAGGAGCAGTTTGACAAGATAAACGAGTTCTTCGAAGCAACACCAAAGATAAAACTGGAAGAGGATCTGTTCTCACCACACGCAAATGAATTTATTAAATTGGTGCTAGATAATTTTATGGATTTTTTCGCCTAGGGCTGTCTCGTGAATCTCTGGATGGAATGTATAAGACAAATTTCATCCTGATGCAAGAACACAAGTACAGCCTGGAAGAACTAGAGAATATGATGCCTTGGGAAAGAACGGTATATGTGAGTTTGTTGATTAAGCATATCAGAGAAATAAACGAGAAGATAGAAAAGAGAAACAAGAGGAGACGCTAATGAGCAGACTCGGTTCCACATTAAGCACTTTAGGTCAAGTCGCACAGTCGGCTGGTGGTAAAATTGGCAGTGCTATGAAGGCAGGAAAACAGGCCAAAGACACCATAATGGCTAGCAAGACCTTCAAATCTATGCAAGGAACTATGCAAGGTCTGCTCAAAACCCAAGCAGCAATGGCAAAACAGTCCAAGAAAGCAGGAGCATTACAGTTTCTGGAAAAGGAAGATAATAAGGAATTCCAACAAGAACAGATGGAATTCTGGAGCATACTCCTGAAGAAACTCGACAGCATAGAAAAGAAACTAGACGGATTGACTGGCGGTGGAAAGAGTGAGAAGAAGGGACTTCTTTCCAAACTGTGGGATATTGCTTCTGGTTTGCTGGGTCTTGCAAACGCTATTGGATTGCTGAGAATGATGTTCCCAAGATTGTTCAAGGCGATAGATGGATTGGGTCGAAAACTAAAAAATCTTGCTAGAAGAGCGGTGGGTAAGGAACCAATTGAACCGAAGCCAGGTGAAAAGCCAGGAGAAGCAAAACCAGGCGAGAAGAAGGCTGGAGATACTAAACAAATAGAAGAAGAAGTAAAACCAGTAGAAGAACAAAAAACACCTCGTCAAGTTTCGGAAGAAGCAAAGATTGCAGTATCCGAACAGGAAACAAGAATACAAGAAGTGAGAGCAGAACTGGAAAAGGTCTATGACAGATTGGATAAGACCAACCAAGCACTTGAGAAAAATGCAATACAATTGGAAAAGGCCGGCAGAGAAGGTAATCTCGAAGCCACAGAACGACTCAAGGAAATGAGAGAGTTCATAAAACAAGACATCAGGGAACTAGAAAAAACAATAACAGAGACGAAAGAAAAACTCACTGCCTCTCAGGAAAAACTGATTGAGGCAAGAGATGTCTCTGCACAGATGGAAAAGGCCGCGGTCGAAGGGGAGAAGGGATTCTTCGACAGATTGAAGCAAGGATTTGATGATCTTTTCCAAGATCTCAAGAAGACGGTGAATGAGACGAGAGCAACATTCAACGAAAATGAAGCAAAAAATCTCAGAGAACAGGCAAAGAATGCAAAAACTCCAGAGGAAAAGGCTGCACTCGAAGAGAAAGCAACCCAACTGGAGAAAAGAGCAGGCGAACTGCGTGTTGCAGAGGCAAAACCAACAACAGAACCAGCGGCCGCAAAACCACAAACAACCGATGCGGATATTCAGAGAGCGGATGCAAATCAAAAAATAACAAGAGAGACGCTGCACGAACAGTACAGAGAAGCGCAGAGATCTTCTGGCAGAGAAATACCAAAAGATCCAGTACAAGCACTGAATGAAGAAGCAACATGGCTGGAAGAAACAGCCCAGATGGATAAAAAAAGTGCGAAGACGACCGACAATAAGTTCTTCGAACGCCGTGCCGAAATCTCAGAACAGGTTGCAGAAGAACTAAGAGCAGAAGCGAAAGCAGCAGAAGCATCAAAAGTCGGGGCAACTGTTGGAGAAGAAGCAAAACCAGAAGCGAAAGCGGCAGAAGCAGGTCCAGAAGCAAAAGCAGCGGAAGTAAAGCCTGCTGCTGATGTAACACCACCAAAGACAGAATTGAAAATAGAAACAGGATATAATGATGCAGAGGGTGGTTATAAGAAAATGCCAAATGATATGGCAGCAGATGCAGTTAAAGCGAATGTAATTGATGCCTCTGCAAGCGAAACAGTAAAACAAGAAATAAACGATGTAGTAGCCAATACTGGTGGGCGAAAGGCTGGAGAAAGTTTCACTGTAGAAGGAAACTCTGGAGTTCGTTATGAAGTGAAGATGTCAGATACTTTGGATTCCAGAGGAAGACCATCCGTCGAATCCGTAAAGATAGACACATCTTCTCCCAAAGCACAACAAAATGTTGCACCGAAGGCTAAACCAACTGCTCCAGAACCCGCTAAGGCAGCAGAACCCGCTAAGGCAGCAGGAACAGCAGAAGCACCAAGGACAACAGGAACTGCGGAGGCTGCTCCCAAAGCACCTGCGGCCGAAGTTATGTCGCCGACTGCTCAAGCGGGAACACCAGCACAAACAACTACACCAACCGCACCAACAACAAGAGCACCACGAGTATCTACAGATGCTTCATACATCAAACGAGCATCCGAATTTGTAACCAGAAGAGGTTCTATTGCAGCAGAAAATTTAAGAGAAATGGGTTCTCCCAAAACTCTAGGATTGGGTGCTTTAGGAATTGGAGCATTCTCTGCTGCTCAGTTGTTTAACCGATGGTTGTCTGGAGAAACTATAAGTCAAGAAGATATTGCAAGACAACTAACAACAGATACTGCAATAGCAGGCGCGGCATCTGGATTACTAGCAGTCGCTCCTGCTCTTGGTCCAGCAGCAGGAGCCCTTGCAATAGGTGCGGGTATGAATATAGGTACGGAGATACTCACATCGTGGACACTGAATGATCGACTTAAAAACGAAAGTAAAAAATATCAAGAGGATATTAAAAAACTATCAGAGAGTAACAATCCACAAGACAGAGCAGATCTGCTCGGATATACTCAATATTTTGCAGATTGGGCACAGATTGATAGACATAATGCGGAAGAATTAAACAGAGTACAGGGAACTTCCAGTGCTAGTATGGGTATGGGGTGGATGGGTGGAGGAATACAAGAAAATTATCAAGAATATCCAAACATAAGCGACTACATCAAAGGTGGAGCAAAACAACAAGAAGCGATAAAGAAGCAAACATTCGTTGCGATAAAAGCAAGAATACTGGAAGACATTATAAACGACAATATCAAGAAATACCACGAAGGATCGCCTGGTATATTTGGTTCTATGCTCGAAGTTTTCATGCCACAATCAACGGAGTGGAGCGAACAGGTAAGATTGGGTTTTGCTTCGGATATGGATCGTTACTTTGAGATATTACCAGAAAGCGACAAACAATTAATATCTGAAGTAGCAGGTTCTGAGAAAATTGCGAAAGAACAGATAGGTCAATCTTTTAATATGATTGATAAATCTGAATTCGAAGCAATTAGAATGGCAAGAGATCCACAATACGCAAATCAACGACAATCATCTTCAGACAGAGCAAGACAAAATTTCGAAGAAGCACCAAAACCAGGCGGAGCCAGGATGGAATTCAATTCTGGTGGCCACATTCCAGGTCCGAATGTCAACAAGGACATCGTTCCGGCGATGCTTACGCCTGGTGAATTCGTATTGCGTAGAGATGCAGTCAAGTCCATAGGTCTTGATGCACTGTATGCTATGAACGAAGGAAAGGGTATGTTTACTTCGTTGGAAGGTATGTCTGGTGGTGGATTGGTCGAAGCAAGACCAATAAACATAAACGAACAATCACTGACGATAATACCTTTTGACAAACCAGAAGCAACACCGATAAACTTCAACAGAGAACAAACTGAAGATTCGATCAGCAAAGAATACTATGAAACACAAAATAAAAAGATTTCCAAGAATCTAAAGAAGACAGAAGATGCTATTTCTAGAATAGAAAACAGCATACAAAAACTCGAATCTAGAGCAGACACAAGAGACAACAGATCTAGAAGAATATCACTTGAGAAATTCCTACAGAACAAGCAAAAGGAAAGAGAAGAACTTCTCAAGAGCAGCCAACTCATAGAGGAACAACTCACCAAGGCAGAGGAGCAGGAAACGAGAAGAGCAGAAGAGCAAACATCCTCTTCGGAATCTCAGGCAATATCCGTAGAAGCACAGATGAAAGAAGTCGATAAAACTTCTGCCAATATCGCATTCATAGGAGAAGCACAGAAAAACATAGCAGCAGAACTGACGAAAAATGAAGAAGAGATAAGAAATATCCAAACAAATATTTCCAATCTCAAGGATGTGGATTCCGAAGATGCTAGAAAAATGCAAAAATCTCTAGAAACATCCTTGGAAGAGAAGATCTCCCACAGAGAAGTCGTTCTTGATATGCAGAGAACTCTTGATCAGGAACTGAGCGATGAGACACAGAAGCAATTCGAAAAGACAACGGAACAAGCGACCATCAAAGCAGCGGATGTTCAGAAAAAGCAACAGCAGGATATGTTGCGTCAGATGGAGATTTTGCAGAGAAACAACATCACCGAAGGTTTCTTCAAGATGGGACATTTGGTTGATGAGAACAACAAGGTAGTTGACTTTGATTCCACAAAAGCAACTTCAATAGAGGAAGCACAGAAGCAAGTCAACCAGTTGTTTGATACAAAATCCGATTCTATTACGACTTCTGCCGAAACAGTGGTGCCATCACAGTCACAGGAAGAACCATCTGCCACTCAACCAGTCGAAAAGACAGAAGAAGAGAAGAAGATTGAAATATCCAATCTAAAAGACATAAGTGAATCTTCATTCATAGTTTGGCAAAAAGCAAACGAAGAAATGATGAAGTCGATACAGAATGGTATTTCTGATGAAGAATACAAGAAAAGACAAGAAGAAGTAAACAATCTCTCCAAACAATACGAACAGAATAGCAAGATATATCAGGATAAACTTGAGGAATATTCCTCCAAGACGCAGACAAAAATAGAACCAAGATCTTTTGAAGAGATAATGGATAGTGTGTACAGAATTCAGAAGAATACCCCAACAGGTTTCGAGGCAATTCTACCACCAGAGGATGTTCGTCTTGATGAGAAGATGCGTACGCCAAATACCAACTGGGTGACTCGCTTGGCGGGAACATCGAATTCTTCTATCAGTGAAAATTCTTCCACTATGACTGCTATTCACGACATAGGAAGAACCATAGCCAGTTCTGTGGATGAAAGATTGTATCAGACAAAAGAAAACACCACAAACATTCCAAGAACAGCAGAACCTATAATGCAGTGGAATTCCAAGAATAAACCAATAACTGCTTCTCTGTTTGAAGAGACATTTACACGAATAATACAAAAAGCAATTTCCGAATCAAATACACAGAACAAACCTACGGTAGTGAACAACAACTCAACAGTCATAGGTGGCGGTGATGGTGGTGGTGGACAGTTCCCACCATACAACACCCCAAGATTCTCGCCAATAGAAAGCGAGACGATCTCTAGAATGACTGGAGAATACACAAAAGGTGCAGTGGTATAAAAAAGAACAGGAGAGGTTTCCCTCTCCTGTTTTGCTTGCTCAAATGATGTAAAGTATCACTCTTCGTTGGCAAGTTTCTCGAAATAACTGAGTGCGTTCTCTTCCTCAGCATCCTCGTCGTATGCTGGCTTCTTCTCTGGGATCTTCGGTGCTGGCTTTGCCTTCACCGTCTTCACGACAGGAACATCGTCCTCAATCTCCTCTTCCTCCGCACTTGCGGTCTTGGTGGCAGATCCCTTGTTGACCGAATCGAACTTGCTCTTGAGTTCCTCGTATGACTTGAATTCAGCAGGATCGGTGAATGCCTTGAGAGAATGCTGCTTATTCCACAGTTCCTCCAACTTGGCATCATCACCACCAAGAAGAGCAGTAGGAGCGTCGAATTCTGACTTGTCATAGTTGACATATCCAGCAACGCTACGCACGCGCAACTTGAAGTTTGCACCCTTCCAGAAATCAAACACATTCAGAGGTTCCACTGGATCATACTCGTTGCTTTCTGGTTGCAACTTCTCCATAATCTTGTCGAAGATCTTCTTGCCAAACTTGAACAGGAAGATCTTACCCTCGTTCTCTGGATGCTTTGGATCCTGAACTACGAGGATGTTGGCAATATAAGTCAACTTACGCTTGCGATCACTTGCAATCTTTTTGTTGCTGTCACTTCCACTATTCCAGAGTTCACTGTTGGCTTCACAGATCGGACACTTCTTACCGATAGTGGTTGGACAATTTTCGATGAACCAACCACCAGAACCCTTGAAACCGTGGTTGAAAGTGCGAACCCAAGGAACATCTTCATTTTGAACTGGTGGGAGGAAACGGATTACGGCAAAACCATTCTGCGCCTTGTCCAGTTCTGGGCGCCAGAAACGATCATCCTTGTAGGACTCGGCGCCACCCTTGTTCATCTTCTCAAGTTCTTGGGTGAGTTTGGAAATATCTAGTGACTTCTTCTTAAGATCTTTGAACGACATATGTTCTCCTTGTACGATGTGTACGGTGTATGTGAATAGTATACTCGTTGTATACGCTGTGTCAAGTATTTAGAACGGTAAACGGGATGATTTGGGAAGAAGGTTGATCGACTCGCCTTCTTCGCGAAGTTTTTCAATTATTGGTTTCGGTAGATGCTTTGCGATGTAGGATGGTTCAAAAGAAAAGTCCTCACAAAGTTTAAGTACCGCGTCGATGTATGTGTACTTCTTTTGGAGGACTAGTTTTTCTATTTCAGCCAGTATGTTTATGTCACTGTTTTCAATTATCATATTCTCGATTCTCCACATATTCTCGTATTGATTTTGTTGGTTTCCAACCGAGAATTGATTGTATTTTGCTTATATCTGCCAGAGTATGTCTCGCTTCACCAACTCTCGCTGGTAGATAAGTATACCTCTCGCCTATCATCTTTGCAAGATAATTCACAGAACAATTCTCACCAGAACCGACATTCATAACATCGCCCTTGAAATTGTGTTCGCTTGTTGCTGCCATTATATTTGCATTCACGACATCATCGACATAGACATAATCCCTTGTCTGATTACCATCACCAACTATGGTAAGTTGCTCTCCGTTCTTCTGCTGTCTTGTGAAAATACCGATGACAGGAGCATACGGCCCCTTCTTTGGTTGTCTTGGACCATACACATTAAAGTAACGCAAGCAGACGGTGGACAGACCGTATAGATTTGAATACATCTTGCAGGCCTGTTCTCCTGCCAACTTAGAGAGCGAATAGGCATTTAGGCAATCGGCCGGCATTTCCTCGTGCTGTGGAAGTTGATCGTTCTTCAGTCCATATATGGCAGAGGTGGTCGAAAGAACGAATCTCTTTACACCGTAATCTCTGGACAGTTTAAGCATGGTCAGAGTACCCATCAGATTAGTTTCATATGCTTTGGTGGGATCTTGAATGCAGTTCTGTATTCTTGCTTCTGCGGCAAAGTGAAGGACATAATCTGGTCTAAATCCTTCAAATACTTGAGAACACATCGCATAATCCGTAACACACAACTTGAAAGATGCTCTTGCTTTGTCGTTGAAATAAAATTTATCGTGTGCATCTGAAGATAGGTTGTCTATGACGATGACTTCGTGGCCCTGTTCTATGAGAGCATCGACCGCATTTGAACCGATGAAACCATTTCCGCCTGTTATTAGGTATTTCATACTAATTCCCCTTCTACCCTAGAAATCGCAGAACCAACTACTTGATGCATATCATAATATTTGTAATCTGCTAATCTACCACCAAATATGTATTTATCGTGATCTATTCTATCTCTGTACAGAGAATATAAGTTATTATTAAAATCATCGTTGACTGGATAGTATTTTTCTTTACTGACATCCCAATCTTGTGGGTATTCTTTAGTAATTACTGTATGGTTCTGTTTACCAAAATTAAAGTGCTTATGTTCCACTATTCTGGTAAAAGGAACATTTTCATCTGTATAATTTATTGCAGCAACTCCCTGATAATCTGAAATATCAAGATGTTCTTCTTCAAACTTCAAACTTCTCCATTCTAAAGTACCAAAATTATAATCAAAAAACTCATCAATTGCTCCAGTATAAACAATTTTATTGGCAATATTATTCCACTTATCTCTATCCTGTAGGTAATCAACACCAGTTTCTGTTGGAATATGTTTTAAAAGTTTATCAAAAATAGCAGTGTATCCTTCGGTGGGTATACCTTGATATTTGTCATCAAAATAATTATCATCAAAAACCAATCTGATCGGTAATCTTTTCACTATAGATACTGGGAGATCTTTAGGTGATCTGTTCCACTGCTTCTTGGTGTATCCTTTAATAAATGTTTCATATATCTGTGTACCGACCTGAGACAATACCCATTCTTCAAGATTTGATGGATTTTCTATATGAATTTTTTCTTTTTCTATTCTTTGTCTTGCTGCTGCTGGAGTAGTAACTCCCCAAAGTTGATAAAGAGTAAAAAGATTGATAGGAAAAGAATATAATTTGTTTTGATAATTTACTTTTGGTCTATATGTGAAATGGTTAAAACTAGTCCATCTGTTCATATAGTTCCATATTTTATCACTGTTTGTGTGAAAGATATGAGGACCATATTTGTGAATATGAATACCGTCTTTGTTTTCGGTGTAGCAATTGCCACCAATATGGTTTCTTTTATCTATGACTAGACACTTGGCACCCCTGTCCGTCATCTCTCTAGCAAAGATCGAACCAAATAAACCAGAACCGACTATTAAGTAATCATATACCATTATAGTAAATCTTTAATTGCTTTTTTTATTTGTTCATCCCAGTAACTCATTCTCATTCTATCTGTAGAAGTTTTTCTATTTTTTAGTTCATCAAGTGAAGTTTCACACCACTGTCTGGTCAAATTCCAATCTTTAGTATAAACAACTGGGAGATCTTCAAAATGACGCAACTCTGGACAGTCCGACCAAATAGGAATTCCTCCCATAATTATGGTTTCGTATGTTCTTAGACAATCTTTTCCTTCTCCCGCCGGACACGCGGTGAATATATGAGATTTCATATTTCTATACATTTCTTCAGCGGAAACTGCATTTAATTGCATCGTGAAAATTGGATTATTTTTATTTAATTCTACTAAATCTCTTCTTTCTTTTCCGTGCTGAGTTTGAGTCAGAGTCAATCTACAGTATATTAACTTATCATTATGTCTTTCTGTGTTTTCTTTACTAATTATTGGTAATAAAGAACTAAAACCACCAGAGGTTGCACAACCAACTGGTATTGGTTCGACAATCTCGTTCTTTATTTTGGTGTTTATTGTGTAGAATTTTTTAACACTTCTGGGCAATAAATCCATTATAGATTCATCGTAGGATGCATCTCTGTTTCTGCTTATTATGATATAAGAACCATCTGAATGTAAAGTTTCCAATATTTTATTGATGTTACAATTACCATTATGGAATATTATTCCATTTTGACCCAACAGATGTTTTGCAGAATATCTTTTAATATGAGGATTATTATTCAGCATTTGTGTTTCCCAAGGATCGTGTCCAATAGGCAAATTACTGTAAAAATAATTGGCATGTTTTACCCAATTATCTGAATTGATCTGATCTTCTGCAAGAATCATACTAATTTATCTCCTTACGAACAAACAATATATTCATATAAATCTCTTTTTTACTAAATTGATAGTTTCCTCAAAATCCATATTATTATATTCATATGCTTTAAAATGTATCCAATTATTTGGTATAGTTTTCTTCTTTACATTCCATAAATCGGTAAGATAAGAATTGAAAGTATCATCAGCGATGTTTATGTGATTAGAACACATATGCTTGACAATATCATCTATATCGTCGTTGGAAAGAGAAAGTATTCTGTTTATGATTTCTCCAGAAAAAATTTGCATTTGTCCAGATATATGAAAAAGACCATTATTTGGATCTACCCCACCTACACCGAGATGAGCACAATCTTCTATCTGAGACAGAAAATTGTTGTAAACGATAATATCCGAATCTGAAAGAATAACAACATCATCATCATATAATTCTATTTGCTTCAAACCATTCAGCAATCCTTTTACACCCGCTTGTCCGCCGTAATTATTGCTATTTGGTTTATAATATACGGGAATATCTTTTAGATCACAATATTCTCCATCATCTGCCAAAAAACAATAATCTGCTACAATACCAACCTTACGAAAAGAATATAAACATAGTTTTGCTATATTTTCGTCTCTTGGGCATGTTCTTATTATTATTTTAATATTTTTCATATAAATCATTTTATACAAAAAACCGCTGTTTTCCAATCAATATGATTTGGTTCTTTATAAACTTTACATTCGTATTTATTTAACAAAAATTTGGCTTCTTGTGATGGTTCGTGTTCAGAAACCGATACTTGATCCCAATTGTCCCATATTAAATAACCACCGTTTTTGATGGATTGTAGTGCAAAAGGAACACACTCGTTTCGGTATATACCATCAATTATGATTATATCATAGGTTTCCCCTAAACAGGCTTCTGTGTATTTTTTCTTATCAATAGATCCATCTTCCAATAATGGAACATAACATCCATTAGCCCATTTTAGGTTATTATCAACACCTTTACATTTTTTAACTTTACTATTCCACCATAAAGTTGAAGTACCGCAACCATATTCAAACACAGACATATCACTCAAATCCAAAGTATTCAACCATTCTAAACAACCAAAAGTATACCAAGGATACATTAAATTATTAGAGGTATCTAAGTATCTCCATCCTATATCTGGGTGTGTGTCGTTGAGTGGATGCCAGATTATATTTGTCATATTATTCCTTTTGTAAAATAAAGTTTTTAAATTTTAGTTTATGTAATTTTCCAACATCATATTTGTTGCTGATTATTGTGGCATCATCACCCATAATCAAATTACATCTGTATTGAAATAAATGCCAAATTTTACCCAACATATATCCAGTTGCTTGTGGTTGTGTGTCGTGTATGACGATAATATCACACTTTTCGTATATCCTCTTTATATCGACATGCCTTCTTTCACCACAGGCATGATCAACAAGACAAACAGAAATTCCATCTTTACAGACATAATCCAACCAATCTGGTATATCCCGTGATGTGTCGCACCATTCTGATTTTTCACGATCAAATTTTAAATCATCTTGTTTAAAAACCAATTCGTGTTTATTGTTTTGTAAATGCTTATATTTACTCAACCATTCTTTATTGGTGTCCAAACTGTATAATTTTCTACTATCAGTTTCGACATATTTGTGTAGTTGTTCCGTGCTACCAAAACCACAACCAAGTTCTAAGATTGGTTTATTAGATCCTTTGGTCAATTCCAAAGCGATTTGTAATAGTGGCCTATGACTACACCAACTTTCAACATTCTCCAATAAGAAAGAAGAACTACTTTCGGAGAGATCGTCTAAAAATTTTTGATCCATATTAATTTCCAAGTAATAGGTTTACGATTCTATCTATTTCTGGTTTATGACCAGAATTATATGGTCTGATGCTGTGACAATCATTATACCATTCAGAAACGACTTTATTGTCGTCTGGTTTCCAACTCGCTCTGTCCAATCTTCTTGCACAAAACCCACCAGGCCTTGAAACCCTGATTATTCTGTTCCTATCTGGAAACTTCTTTATCTTTTCACAAGAGAACGACTCATCTATTCCCCAATTTGTCATAGGAGGACAATCTGGTTCATAGACATTAAAAGATTCTGGTGTGTGTGCATAATGAACTTCCTTAGATCTTTCGTGTATCTGCTGTATAGATTGTTCCCAAGTATCTGGAAGTTCCAAAACCTCCTTGAATGTCCTTCCTTTACCTCCGTTGTAACAAGCAGGAAAGTAATCACCATCTGCATTCAAGTTGATAAAACTATCATCTGGAATATTAGAAACACAATCTATGAAATAATGTCTGGACATAGGAAACATATCAATATCGGAAATCAACCAAGTAGTGTCTGGTTCAGTGCAAGGAAACCAATATCTTGCCCACTGTGCCTGTATGTGTGGTAATATGCTTGGATCGGTTGGGAATTCGACAACGGTTCCAAATTCTTCCGATACATTCAGTTTTTTCTTATCACCGAACAATATGAGGACTGGATGTATGTTGAACTTCTTCTTCCACACCTTAGATACAGGTTCCCAGAAATCGAGATAATATCTCTTATCGTCACAGGACATTATTACTTTATCAATTTTCATAGTTTATTCCTTGTATTTACTGTCCTCATAAAGATCACAAAATTCTTTTGGTGGTGTCTTTAATCTTCCTATAAAATTATTATCATCTCCCCACCAACTACCATCTGGATTATATCCACCATTAAGTGTATCCTCGTAATATGGTTTGTTTCTGGGAATTGGCAAATCTTTTGTTCTATCTCCATAAAAATCTATACAGGAGTGTATGAATGCTCTACTCTTTACCGATGGATATACTCTGTGTGCAAGGAATTCCTGATCTATGTTTTTCCTGTTATTACTTTCCTTGATGTGGTATTCATCTATCATATCCTTTATATTGGAAATAACACCATTTCTCGCTCCCCACATTCCACCCATTATCTTCGTACAGTGTGCTCGGTTGTCTCTTATTATGTGAAAATCTTTGCTACTGTTCAACCACTCGTCCACTGCCGCTCTGTCTCTTTCGTCAAGATGACTATCTGTATCTCTACTGACCATAACATCCACAGTAGAATCACTCGCAGCATAAAATCTCCAAAACATACCGTTCCAACTTTCATCTCTACTCATACGAACCAATTCAACATTAGATCTCGAAGACAGATCTTCCAATATTGCTTTGGGAACAGTTGGCGCAACATAAAACCTACACACCCAATCTGGGAAATATTTCTTTGCTAGAATTGTGTTGTATATACCATTAACAGTATAGAACTGATTGGATCCCCACAAACTATATGCTATTACTTTTTTCATAATTTACTCGTAAATAGTAGTTAAACCCAATTTTACTCTGTTCTTCTGATATAAAGAGTAATATTTGATGATGTTTCTTCTTTCTTCCTTCTCTTGATCAGTTAAATTCAAATATATCAATTCCTCTTCAGTCAGACACTCGTCTCTGCCTATGAATACACTATCGTGTCTCATTCCACAAGATGCACATTCTTGGTATTTCAATCCATAATCTCTAGGAATTGGCATTTTTCGCATCTCATCATTAACATGAGGCAATCTTCTATTTGCACCGAATCTGAGATTACCAAAAGCAATATCGTCGTGAGAAATCATATTAGGAAGATATTTACCATTAGATTTTGCTATTTTGACTTCTAAAGAATTTTCATCCAGAGCGTTCATATGTTCATCTACAACACCAACCGCATACAGGTATACCTTGGAATTTAAAAAATCCTGATCGAAACCTTTCCTACCACTACCATCTTTCAAACGATTCAGCATATTGTCTATGTACGGTTTGATCCAGTTCAAGTATCCATCCCGAACTCCCCACAATCCACCCATCATCTGAGATTGATGAACACAAGCATCGCGTATTGTGTGGACTTTTTTACTGCTGTTCAGCAACCAATCGTCAACACACGCCTTTTCACGCACAGTCAACCTACTATCGGTGTCTCTGCTTATCATAATAGAAACATCAGATTCCGTTGCTGGATAAAAACGATGGAGCATACCACCCCATCCAATATCACCTTCATAGTAAGTAATCTCGACATTTGGTTGCTTTTTGAGTTCATCGACAACCCACTGTTTGACGGAGTATCTGTGTACATAAAAACGACATATCCAGCCTGGGTAAATGTCCTGTGCCATTTTGGCATTCGAAATAGCACCGACAGTATACAGTGGGTCATCTCCCCATAGAGAATAAGAAATGATCTTCTTCACTTATTCTTCCTCATAAACTTGACTGTCTCTGATTTAGAAGAATCGAACTGATACACATACATTCTCTTTCCGATAAGAGCCTCGGTCTTCATCAAACCACTATCCCACAATCTATGAGAATAATCCTGATCCTCGCCATGAGAAATCTCTGGATAGCGAACCTTTCTAGCGATCTCCGTCTTTACAGTATTCAGATGGTTTGGTGTTCTGAACTGAGTTCCATCCTTCTTGAAATGTCCACCACAGTTCAGGTTGTGGATGAATGGAAGGTCATATTTTGGAAGATAGCCAACCAACTCAACTACATCTGGTTTGCCTTCCAGTGCTCTCAGTGTTTCAGAGATATAAATGTCGGTGACCATATCATCATCGTCAATAAAACAGACATACTCTCCCCGAGCCTTGTCTATTACACTATTCCGCTTCTTACCAACGGAATTCTCTCCGTTGTCGGATTCGGTAAGGATTTCTATCCTATCTTTTGCATTACAAGCAGAGATCTGTCTGTTTAGTTCAGCGATCAATTTACCATAGCATTCCGCTCTTTTCGCTGGAAGATGCAATATTCCTATCGTCCATAATATGCTCATTTCGGAAACCCTTTTGCCTTTCTTGCTTCAAATATCACTTTATCGCTTTGATAGAATTGCTCTGTATGTTTTCTCAAGTCATCTTTGATTTCATGCCAATCGTGAGTTATGACTTTCTTATCGAGATCTATCATCTTATTTAGAGATCTAGCAACAACTGTTTGTTCCTCGTCACAGAATAAACTTACATATTCTGGATGATAGATGTATCCAAATCTCTTATAGTAGGGATTGCCTATTATGCAAAGAACCATAACTGCTGGATATGCTCTGCTACAGTTGTAGTTAATCGAACCATCGTAATCTGGGAAATATGTCTCCATATCCTTCATTATGACATCATCATATCCTTTTATTCTTGGTGTCATATCATCCGAAACCAAAACACAAACTTTCCAACCATCGGAAGGTACATCTCTGTTACACGCATCGACTTTGTTTCTACTGACACCATAATGATATTCCACATCCACCCTTTTCTTCATCTGTTCTAGAAATGTTCTAATGTTGTGGTTGTTGCAAGATGGATCGTTTTCATCCATAGAGACGATAAACTTTACCTTTCTCTTACCAGACAACAGATCGACATATTTACCGAATATCTCTTTGAACTTATCTGGTCTTGCTCTAGTCGGGAACTTGATGAGTAGATCAATCATAACAATTCGCTTTCTGGAAATCCTTCTGCTTTCCGCCTATCGTAGAGTTTCTTTGCTCTCTGTGTGTCTCCGCCTGGAATAGTCGGACGAAAATCCTGTTTCTCTCT